CTAAGTCAGTTACTATAAGTTTTAGTTTGTCTCTGTTCATCTCCATATTATAGCATGAAAAAAGGAGGGTGTACACCCTCCTTAAGTCTTGTAGATAAAAGTCTAACTCTTAGAAGCAAACTTTCTTGCCACTTTGATACCACGATACATTAGATCGTGATTGCGGTTTTGATCTGCTTCTGCAAGGACTTTTGCCTTGTACTCGTCAGCGTCATACTGAACGCCACGGTAAGTAACTTGTGCCATGATTTGACTCCTAAAGTAGTTGGATTTTTAGCCCCGTTCCTTTAGTCATTTGCGTCCTCCTTATGGGGGATGAACGATCCGTTCCGTGACTTACTTGCGTCAGGGTTTTCCCTGATGAACGTAAAGGTATGTTAGCATACCCTCATTATATAGTCAAGTACTTTTGTATCTGTTGATACCACAATACTCCCGACAGACTGTCCTACCTTGCCACGAGTTGATTAACGTTCGTTCATAAAAGGGAGAACTTAATATTTCTTTCAGGGTTTTGTGACGTAAAGAAATACTTTCTATCCCTCCTTGTTCTTCTATCAATGGTATGATTGTATCCCAATAGAGTTGTTGCAACTGTCCACCTGCTCCACCACATTGATTCTCAATGGCACCAAACACTGCAGGTTTAGGATTGTTATTGATATAGTAATCAGGATAGAAGAATCGTAATCTAGATTGATGATAACAACATGCATGTACTACACCCATGCTATCAATTCGTAGAGTTATATCATCTGTACCATGACCATACTTACATTTTATATCTGACTCTGGATGTACAGCACCTAGATTAGATGTGTACTGTGGATCATCTGCTGCTTCTAATGTGTATTCTTTTCCTTGGTATGTGTATGTGTAACTACCATCACCATTTCCACCAACATCATACAGGTTATTGACTTTAGTGTGAGCAAAATCTTTGAATCCTATAAGTTTACTCAATGCTTTTGCTTTCTTTACCTGATGTTGGTTGTGCTTGAAGACTAACATCCTCCACACTGCCGTACCACCTGCTCTTATGAATGCTCTAGCATTCTGCATGACCTTATCATAAGATACACCCACCCTATAGTGGGATAAGGTATCACTTAGTCCATCTATAGACCAGATCACATAAGATCCTTGTCCTGCTGCCGAAAATATACTTCCTAACTCTGACCAAAACTCTGGGTTATTAGTACCACCATTAGTACTCATCAATAACTTAGTACCACTACAGTACCTAGCAATCTTTAGTATGTCTTTACATAAACTTGGTTCACCAAAAGAACCTTGAAAGTACATCTGATCGATGCCCTTCAAGGTCGGAAACCATTCCATCATTTGTTCTATAGTTACAAAGGATCTATTGACAGAATCATCTGGAGTCAGATCATTTGCTCTCTTATATCTACTACACAACGGACACTTTGCATTACAAAAGTCCGTAAGATCTATCAGGATCTTCACCGATCACGCCATTGTATTTCCTCTTTACCTTCTCCATCTACAAATGCTTGCTCTACTACACTACGTGTAATACGATACTTAGACTGTAAGTCTCCGTCCTTTGCGAGAGTTATGATCTCTGCTTCATCTGCATGTAATCCTTCTAGAAGTTGAATGAACATCTGTTCTCTCTTCATAGAAGATAACTTATCGTTACCACCTCGAACAAAATTGTATAGAGTTCTCCACTCATGTATCAATCTTGTGTGACCAGGTGTACCAGCAGGTGATTCATTTGCTTTGTATGGTACAGGACCATCAGGTACTGCACTATCAATACCTTTATCAAAGTTCCAAATGAGAACTGCTTTTACGTCATCTCGTTTGTGTTCTTTTAGAAGAGCAACCTTTTGTGCTACTGTCTTCTTACCATGAACTGCTCTGAAAATTTCAGACACCAATGGATTTGGTGGTAGTTTAGCCATAACTAATCTTCATCATCGTGTTGTGTAGGATTACCCTCAAATCTAAATGCAATAAGCTCATCGGGTAATGGGTTTCCATTCTCATCATACATTTCTGGATGAGAATATTGTGGGGTTGTGTCTTGGAGATATGCTCGGATCAAGTAACCAAGTATTGCACCGAATCCAAGTGTGAGGATACCAACCATAACACTGAGAGCAATGATTGCTTGTTCCATTTTCTTTCTCCATCCTGAGATTATATATGTGGGTTTAGGTGGAGTCCTCAGGAGAAATTCTACACCCTTATTCATTTCTAAATCAGTTTCTTTCTTTGAAGATACTGTAACGTCTCTTTGCATCCACCTATAGGTTGGTTGTCAATTTGTACTTGTGGGAAAGTAGCACCCTCACCAAACTCCTCATAGAATGACTTCTTATCGAAGTGTTCACCGAATTTATACTCTGTAATTGTTATGTTAGTAGCATTGAATAGTTGTTTTACTCGCTCACACCACTGACAATTATCTCTAGAATATACTACAGCTTTCATAAGAAGTTTGGGGTTCTAGGTGTAATATCTATAATGATTGGTTTGTCTAGAAACAAATCATTTAATGTGTCAGACATCTGACGATATCCTGATCCAACATACCACTGACCTGCACATACTGCAACAGCACACAGAGCCCAGAAGTAATAATAGGTTCTACTTTTCTTTTGCCTTGGTTTCATCCTCTTTGATACGTTTCCTCACCATTTTAGCATACTTTACATCACTTGGCGAGTACCAATCTGGATGTTTCTTTGCTCTCTTGATAATTTTCTTAGCAGCTTTCTTATCTTTCAACATAAAATTTCACACAGCATAGTATTTATACCTAATAAAAAACCCCCTTTCGGGGGTTCTTTTCTTACCTTTCTAAAATGGATCTACACATTCGCTCGCCAGTTGGTTCGTTTTCTAAGTCACATATACACTCAACATATTCTGTCAGTCTATCTGCAACTGGTGTGTTGAGATTATGTTCGTTTTGCTTCCAATAAGCCAGTTGGTTGTGCGAAATTAGATTGTGCATCCAGTTTTCTCCTATAGAACTATGGTCTCATAATAAAGAACTTTGGATTCATAGATACCCCTAATTCTGTTATTATTTAGTGCGAAGATCAACACATTTTGACCTTCATGTAACAAAAATAAATGCCTAGTCTAATGAACCTAGGTCATTATGTCTAACTGGTTTATGATCTCTCATACCTGTATGATTACCATCGTCAGGTAACTTACCAGTCTTCAAGTACTCAATAGTATCTTTACATCCACGTAAGTAGTTGAGTTGTTTATCTAATTCAATCCATTTCAAATAAGAATCAACAACTTTTGTTTGTTCTAATTCTAATTGAGTAGTTCTCTTAGAGAATCTTTCTAAGAGTTGATCATAATCTTCTGTAGGTTTTCTAGACTTGAGCATAAAAAAAGGAGGTCGTTAGACCTCCTTATTATATCATATGAATTGCAATTAGCCAACTGATGGAGCAACAAGTGCAACCTGTGTTGACTCAGCAGCAGCAAGATCAAGTGGGAAGTTGTGTGCATTTCTTTCATGCATAACTTCCATACCTAGGTTTGCTCTGTTTAGAACGTCACCCCATGTAGGAACAACTTTACCGTTAGCGTCTACTACAGACTGGTTGAAGTTGAAACCGTTGAGGTTGAATGCCATTGTACAGATACCCATAGAGGTCAACCACACACAGATAACAGGCCAAGATGCTAGGAAGAAGTGTAGTGATCTACTGTTGTTGAATGATGCATACTGGAAGATTAATCTACCGAAGTATCCATGAGCAGCAACGATGTTGTAGGTCTCTTCTTCTTGACCAAACTTGTAACCATAGTTTTGAGACTCATTTTCTGTAGTCTCTCTGATGAGTGATGATGTAACCAAGGAACCATGCATAGCAGAGAAGAGAGCACCACCAAACATACCTGCCACACCTGCCATGTGGAATGGATGCATGAGGATATTATGCTCCGCTTGGAAGACAAACATAAAGTTGAATGTCCCTGAGATTCCCAACGGCATACCGTCAGAGAATGATCCTTGTCCGAAAGGATAGACCAAGAAGACTGCAAAGGCAGCCGAGACTGGGGCACTATAAGCAACACAGATCCAAGGTCTCATTCCTAAACGATAAGAAAGTTCCCACTGTCTGCCCATGTAAGCAGAGATTCCAATAAGGAAGTGGAAGATTACCAACTGGTAAGGACCACCGTTATACAACCACTCATCTAGAGTTGCTGCTTCCCA